GCCTTGTGGCAGAGGATCACGCTTTGCTTTGATTTCGTCCCATACTTCTTTAGCAGTCTTAGTACCTGTTGTAGCTGCTGCATTAGTACCTGTTGTAGCTGCTGCATTAGTACCTGTTGTAGCTGCTGCACCTGAATTACCTGGTGCATCTACTGCATTGTCCTGATCCATCTTTTTTGTGATCGCTGCATCTGCGTTAGCTTTTGCTTCTGCATCTGATGCATTTGCTATATCATCTATTTTATCATTTTGATATTTGTCATTTGCTGCGCTATTTAACTTTGCTTGAACTTCAGCTTCAATTTTATCTATTTCAGTTGTTTTAGTTTCAGCAGCATCTATAACTCTATCTCTGTCAGCATCTCCTAATCCTAATTTATCTACTACCTTATTAAAAGTGTCTTTGAGCCAGTTTTCTTGAACTGCTTGTGATACTTCACTATAACCTTTGGTTGCGTCCATTAATTTTCTAATATCACTCATGCTACTTCGCCTTTAGGAGCGCCTTCCATTGGATCAATGGCACGTTCTTTACGAGCAACTTCTAGCTCTTTTAACAAGCTCATTATACGAGCATCGCCAACTTCTTCCTGGGCACTTTCGCCGCCTAGCTCTTCTGTGTTAAGTACTGCTTCGTATGGCTTATTATCTTTTTCTGCTTGTTGCATCTCAACAGGATCGCCTTCGCCACGTACAATAAAGTGACTATGCGAAACACTACAATTGTCAACTAGATAATGTTCAAGCACATGTGCAGTAACTGGATACTTTAATTCTACTTCGTAATGAGTAACTTCCATATTTTGTAACTGCGGAAAGTCTAATGGCTTTTCCATAATTGGTGTAGTTTTGCCTGCACTAAGTTTTATTACTTCGTACTTTGCTAAATTAGACTTCATATGATCTACAAAGTCTTCTGGCAATACTCCAGCTACTCGGATCTTAAAATTGTAAGTCTTTGCAGACTCGGTTAAAAATTCGTTAAATGATTTCATGACATGTGTTCCCTGTTATAGTTATTTATCCATGTTTTTAAGTTTTTCGAGTAAACTATTGCGATCTGTTACAACATATCCGTCGCCGTTTACTACATCGCCATCTACGTTCGGATTTGCTTTTTGATCAATTGCTTGTTTTTTAAGTTGCAATTCAATCATTTTTAATTTTTTATCTAACTTTGCAGTTTTAGCATCTAAGCTAGTTTTAAGCATACTGCCTGCTACTTCGAATACTCTACTAGCATAACGTGATTCTACGTTCATACCTAGATCCATTAAGTCGTCATAGCTTTGCAATGCTCTTGCTGCTATGTCGTTAAGTTCGGCATCTGCCTTTTCACCTAATCCTTTTACACTAGGAAGTGCAGCAGTAATCTTGTCAAACTCCGCAATGTCACGCATAGTTTCGTGTTGCTCTAATGCAACACTTTCTGCTTTTGTTTTCTTTTCTTCTACTATTGCATCGTTGACTATATCTTTAGAGTCAGGCAAATTTAAAAGTTCTTCTAATTTTTTAGTCATTATAATTTTTCCATTAACTGCTTATATTATTTATACTATAAACGCCAACTTCAGAAATTATATCCTAAGTCATTGATATCATTGATATATTTTTCTGCTATAATATTTTTAGTTTTGTCTGTATAATACGATCGGTAATTGCGCTGTCTAATAGAAGCATTTAACGTTTTTAAAGGTACATAGCAATTAAATGTTTGCTGTATTTTAATAAAGTCAGATTCTATATTTTCTAGTCTTAGAATAAAGTCAACTCCTTGTATCAACTCAGTCTGGCAAGGCGGAGTACTATTTTCTACAAAGTATTCAAAGCCTTTGTTCCACTCGTCCATAGCATGTTGATTACGATCGTTGGCCCACTTACCTTTATTTTTAAATTCATTTGATAATCTGCGCAATGCACGATCTCTTTTAAAAAAGTACCAACTTACTATATAGTCCCAAGGGTTTCTAACAACAGCAAAACTAAAATTAATAGGCAAGTTATCTCGTTGTTGTATTTTATCTAATGACCAATGCTTTGCTGACTTTACAGGTAAACTGTCAGTATTATTTACAAGCCAGTGTTGTATACTTGTGCCACCTGTTTTCGGAACATGCACAAATAAAGATCTTGAGGTGTCACTGTAAACTGCCATTATCGTTTGCCGCTGTGAAAAATATCTCGTTCAGTTACAATGCGAAATTTAATACCGTTTTGTTTACAGTATGCATTAGCAGCTTCAAACTTAGCTTGATTAACTACTGCATGTAATTGATTGTGCTTGCTACGACCGGCTTCTTTTAAAGAAGTCTGATTATACGGTTTTACTTCGATAAGCTCAACAAACTGTTTACCAGTTTTATCTGCATATGCAATAAAGAAGTCTGGTACATATATAGTATGTTTGCCAGTTAATGGATTACGGTACGGAATACGTATTGCTTCACTTGCCCAATTTGTAACGCTTTGATTTTCATCACAGAATTTCATGAATTGAAATTCCCAACCTGAACGATATGTTGGTACTTTGCCGCCTATATATTTTTCTGGATTTTTAGGATTAAATTTGCCCTGCGCATACCTAGACATATTATACCGCTATATTTCGTTTTTCCAAAGTATTGGTTGCTGTTGTATTTTTAAATCCAAGTACACTAGTAGACAGTCTATTATAATTTAATACTTCTGCTACTACTGCACTTAGCTTTACTTCATCAAACCCTTTAAGTGTATCTAATAATGTAAATATTTTAATGTCGTCTATTTTAGCTTGTTGCAAAAGAATAGATCCTGTGCTAATAGCTGCGGCTTCATCAAATCCGCGCTTTCTAAAAAAACCTACAACTGCGTCAACATCATTAGATGCAAACTCTAATGTTTGAGTAAAGTACTTGTCAAAGAAAGAAGTTACTCGTTGATCGTTTGACTGTGAAGGTACTGGTAAACTACTATTGTTCATTTATAATCCTAATTGAGCATCTATTGCGGCCATTGCTGCCGGGTCGTTTTTAGTTGCTTCATAATTTGCTTTAGCTTCAGCTGCGCTACTACCGCGAAGCAGTTGATGATTTTTAATTGCTTGTCTTTGTCTTGCACTGCCTAATGCTGCCGAGTCAGATTTAAGAGAATTGTTAGAGCTTGTTACAGCTGATACAATTCCTATACCGGCTGCTGCAAGAAGTAAATCTTTGCCACCGCCACTGCCACCATTCTTAGGGAAAAATGCTTGTGCTACTCCGCTAACATTAGTGCCTGTTGCTTGTCCTAGCGCACCTGTAAGAATATTAAACCCTTCTTGTCGAATTCCTTCTTTAGATAAGTTTCTAACATTGCCGAGTAATTGGGCGCCTTGTAGAATTGTAAGTAATGGATTGTTATATGCTCCGCCACTAGCAATGAATTCGTATAGGTCCAATGCGCCACCTATAGTGCCACCAAGTCCTAACTTTCCACCACCTTCTAACGATATAGGACTTGGCATATTATCATAATGGTCTTGACCAAACCCTGCAGGCTCACCCTGGGCTCCTGCTTTAGTACTACCTTGATCATAAAACACTGCTTCGTATGCTATCTCAATAGAGTTAACCATAGTGCCTGCACCGTCGCTATTATCAACACTATCATGACTCCAACCAGTTAAGATAGGATTAACAAGTGTATACGTTGTATATTCGCCTCTTGTCAATGTGCTTATTTTAATGCTCTTAAAAAACGGAACTCCGGGATTATTTACATCCATACCAAACTTAAAGTTGTTTAAATCGGCGCCTTCGTAAGTACTATGCGGGCTTACAGCATATGCTTTACCGTTATCTTTTTGTTGATTTCCGTCTGCAAAATAATATCTATAATATGCTTGTAATAATGCTGTTGTTATGCCTTCATTATCGTCATGCAAGTCTATACTTACTGGTGTATATGTTATCGACGTTTGTACGTTTTTTACTCTATTATATTTTTTCTTTGTTTCAACGTTAGCTGTAAACTTAGGTAAGTCTGCACGTTTTACAAGCATACCTATTTCGTTTAATGTTGATCCGCTGAATATCTTAGGAGCAATTTCTTGTGCTGGAGGAGTTACTTCAAATTGTACATGATAGAGGAATTTAGTCTTTGGCGCAAGGGCCATGTCTCTATCAGTATATAGTCGTGCAGCATGTTGCCAGTCGGCCATGTTGCCTTTCGGACTTAGTATACCGTTAGCGATTGAATCTAATAAACCATTGAACTTATTTGCCATACAAATATTTATCCTTTATGTTTAAGTGCTAACATAAAGATAAAAGGGGGCCTAGGCCCCCTTTTTAAATAGTTAGACTAAATGATAATGGTGTTATACGCCGCCGCCCGTTACAGAAGTATTAACTGTACGTCCAACTGCTGTACCAATACCAGTACCTTGCGGTGACTGTAATGCGTTATCATAACGAATGTTAAGTGTAACACTTACTGGATCAGTTGAGTTAGAATATGCTAAACTGTTATAGTTTGCACTCTCTACATAGCAACCGTACAGTTCGAATGTTTCAAGTACGTTTGGTACGTTAGCACCGTTGCCTCCATCTAAGATTTCAATACGTGTAACGAATTTATAATCTTGTCCTGATGCTGCACTTGATTGCTCATAAAAGTCGAACTGTTTCTGTAACTGCTCGCCTACAAGTTTTTGCACATTGTTGTTTACATCTTCACGTAGGTTAAGTACGATCGGTTCCCAAGTATGCTTACCAGCTAGGTAAACTCTTGAGTTGTATACGTCAATAGTCATTTGTTCAAAACTTACATTTGGACGAGTTACGTCAATAACTTGCTTTGTAAGTTCTGTAGTCGGTGTTGATACACCAAAGTTTTCCAGTGACACTCTAAAGCGATACTGGAGTTTTGGCATCAAAAGTCCCTGATTACTAGCGGAATCTCCGCTAGCTAGTGGAACTGTAATTTTTGATAATGTTGAAATAGCCATTTAGTCTGCTCCTGTTCTAATAGTATTTATCGTTTAAAGTCCTGATATTTCGCCAGTGTTTTTCAAGCGTAGTGGAATATAAATAAATTCAACTGCTTTAACTGGTTCAATGGCTATGTCTAAGTATAGTTCATTTCTATCAATTCTACTCGGTGTGTTATTTGTTTCGTCGCAAACAACTAGGTAATCATAAAGACCACGTTGTCCAACTAACTCAAGTAATAAACTTTCTGCTGCTTGCTTAATCTCGTTACGTGTAATAGTATCGTTTGGCTCAAAGATATAAGGCTTAGCTAGCGTGTTTAGCTGACTACGTAAGTAGATAACCAAACGTGCTACGTTAATACGATCCAATGCACTTGCGCCTCTTGCACGAGTTTTTTGTCCGAAGTTAACAAGTCCAGCACCACTAATAAATGTTATTGGGTTAATGTTATTTGCGTATAATGTATCACGCTGTCCTTCGTTAAGTGATACACTTACGAATTCACCTTCACTACTAATGTAACCAGTAGATGTTGCGTTAGTAATTCCGCCACGTCTTGTACCTGCTGGTGCAAACCATGGATAGCTAACTTGGTCACTTAATGCTACTGTACGTAACATCATGTGCGAAGCTGGAACTACAACGTTGTTTCCTGCGTTATCGCTACTAAATCCTGCTGGATAAAACACACCTAAGTATTCATCACGGCTAACAAGACCATCATCATTATCTTCAACTGCAAGGTTTACGTTAGTACCCCATTCGTTAAGTGATGTTGCATCTGGCTTTAAACGCATTGGGCTATCACCTATGATAAACGCTGTTAGGCCTCTATCAAAGTTTAAGCTAATCATTTCACCAATTAGTTCTGGATACCCTGGAGTTGCCATTATATTGAATAGTTTAGATTCATCATCACGTATTTCGTCATTTGAATTAACTACTGCCTGTAATGCTTGTACTACAACTTTACGCTGTGCTTTACGTCCGAAGCTACCTGTACCGTCTGCTTGGTTACCTGAATCAGTAACCCAACGATGTGGATAGTATCCTGATTGTGGTGCAACGCCCGCATCGCCCATACGCAAGTTATCTGCTGATGTGTCTACATAGTTACGCTCAAAACGCTTAACATTGAATCCACTTCTGCGTAAGTTCCATAGCAACATACCTTTTGGATATAGTGCTGGATCTGGTGCGTCTGCATCTAAGAAGTTACTAACACGCAGTTCTGCAATAGTAGCATCTGTCATAGCAAGTGTTGTTCCACCGGATACACTCCAACGTGCGTCGGCAAATAGGATACCGTCTTCAGTTGTTTGGTCGCCTGTGTCTAATGGATTGCCCCATTTTTGTGCTGTTGTTCCTGCAACGTTATTGTTGTAACGATAAATTGTAGGATAGTTTTCTAAGTCTGCGGTTGATACCCAGATGTCACCTGTTACTAGTGCGCTGCCATCTGCTTGTACAATCGGCATACTTGCTGCAACTAGCGGACCTTCTGAATCAGCATCTGCAAATGCACTTGAGTCATTATATCCAACCCATGTTGTGCCGTTGTGATACATCATGTCAACTTCGTCAACAATGGAGTTATACCATAATTGCTTAGATGTTGCTAATGCATTTGGTGCTGTAGCTTTAGCAGTGTATGTTAGTACACGCCAGTTAGATGCTACAAACTGTTTTGGACTAGTTGCAACTGATGTTCCGTCTTCATATGCAAGATTTGGTGTTGATGCTGCGTTAGTTGAAACAAAAGGAACAAATCCAATTGCATTTAACAATCCATTAGTATCAACAAATTTAATTTCGCCGCCTTGTGAGTGGGAAATTACAACCTTGTTTTGTGCATCAACTGTTGCACTTACGTTTGCAACGCCTGCTGCTGTAATACCAGAAGCAATTGCAATTGCGTCAGCACTTGCACTACCTGTTGTAGTAATACTTACTGCAACTCCAGCACTCATTGCTGCACTGCCCTTGTTACTTGAAGATATTGTAATAGCTTTAGTAGCTGAACCAACTGAAACCGAAGTAACTACTGCACTTTTAATAATTGTTGCGCCCATTGCTTGTCTACGGTATATTGTAGATGTTCCTAGCGGTTGTACGTCATTTGCAACATTTGTTTTAGCAAATAACTCTCC